CTGTACCTAAAAAGAATAAAAATGATCCACAGTTATATTTTACTCCAAACGATGCCGCTAATACTAGAAGTAACACAGTGCCATATACAACAAATTATAGCGGCTCAGATGATACGGGTTCAGATTTTCAAAATACGATAGATAAATTTAATAGCTATACTCTAGCAACTGACGATGCGTTTGAAAATTTTACAAATACAACCAATCCAAAAGCTGCGCTTGATGATGATTCTTTTCCCGCATCCAGATCAAATCGAAATAAAGAAGCCGATAAATACTATAAAAGTGGTGCAGGTAGAGATGGTGCAACTTCTGCAGTTCTTCCAAGGACTATTAAATCTTATGAGGCACCAAGCAGTGACATGAGTGGGCTAGACCAACTCGCTCAAGAACGTTTTGCATCAGCACAAAATGTACCTACGCAAAGTACGTATAAAGCACCAGAAGTTCCTGCCGCAGAAGAAACATTTAACCAAGCATTTAACAGAAACAGACTTGCAGGTGCAGAAGTATTTACTCACACAGATGGTAAAGTATACTCTACTAAAACAGTTGAAGAAAGAAATGCAGAAGTAGCAAGCACTAGACCTAACACAGGCTTTCAAGATTTAGCAAACTTACTTACTAAAGATGACGGTAGAAGTTATACAGGTGGCATACTAAGAAATGAAGCTGGGGATAGAGTAAACTCTGCCTATCAAAATGCAGCTAACGCACTTACTCCGGGTGATGGCAAAGCATACAAAGCTGGTGTGTTAAAAAATAAAGCAGGGGCTACTGTAAATTCTTTCTACCAAAATGCTGCAAACAATCTTACGCCTAATGATGGCAGAAGTTATGTTAATGGTGTTCTTCTTGATGACACTACTAAAGAACCTTACGTAGAAAAAACTAAAAAGCCTAGCGATAATATTTACTCTGTTGAATATGGATATACAGGAAGTGGGGTAAATGATGTTGCAATTGGTAAAATTTCAGATGGTAAAACTAGTGGTGTGCTTGCAGATAAAGATGGAAAAGTTATTAGAGATGATAATAACAGAACTGTTTATGTTGACCAAAGTGGAAAGCAATATGTAAAAACTGATCTATTTGGTATGTCTACTCAAGCACCTACAGGTACAATAGTTACACAGGAAAAATCTGTTGAAAAACCAGCCCCTGTTGTAAAAACAACAGCTCAAAAAGTTGGTGAAGATAAACAAGAAGAAAACAGACAGAAAAGAAATCAAGATAAAGCAGATGCTAATGCAGCAGCAGTAAAAGTAAAAACTAAAAAAAATGTTATAGCACAACAAAAGAAAAATCCTGTATATGGTAGAGCTAAAGGCGGTTTAATTAACAGGCCTAAAGCAAAAACAAAAACAACTAACAAGCGTGGTTTAGCGGCACGTAAGTAATCTGCTAAATATGAACTGGCTACTCACCCCCCTAACAACACACAGGCTACGGTGGCCCCAGTAAACAGGAACTAAAATGGAAAATCAAATAGTAGAAGCACAAGAAGCACCAAAGACTATGATGATGCAACGTAAAAGTAGAGTACGTGAACGTGCAGATAAAGATGAAGAAGAATTAAAAGAACTACTAGCAGAACGTTCTGATGAAGAACAAGCAGCAGAAGTGCAAGCTAAAGAAGATGCTGTACCAGATACTGCAGAAGAAAGAAGCTACAAGAAACGTTATGCTGATCTACGAAGAGGATCACAAAAAGCTAAAGAAGATTTAGAAGATCGTATTAACAAGTTAGAAACTCAACTTAAACAAAGTACAGAACAAGAGATGCGTTTACCTAAGTCAGATGAAGACATTGACGCTTGGGCAAATCAATATCCTGATGTTGCAGCTATTGTTGAAACTATTGCAATTAAAAAAGCACGTGAGCAACAAGCTGGCTTAGAAGATAAAGTAAAAGAAATAGATGACATGCGTGAGACTGCTTCACGTGAACGTGCAGAGGTAGAGTTATTAAAAATTCACCCTGACTTTGGCGAAATACGTGACAGTGATGACTTTCACAATTGGGCAGAAGAGCAACCTAAGTGGGTTCAAGATGCTCTGTATGAAAATGATAACGATGCAAGGTCTGCATCACGTGCGATTGATCTGTATAAAGCAGACATGAACATATCAACAAAGAAACCTAGCAACAACAAAGATGCTGCTAAGTCTGTAAGTACTCGCAATACTAGGAGTCAACCCGATGATACAGCTAACAATACTAAGTTATCTGAATCAAAGGTAAACAAGATGTCTTCTAAAGAGTATGAGAAACATCAAGACGAAATCATGGAAGCTATACGAAGTGGTAACTTTATTTACGATATTTCGGGTAGCGCACGATAAAAGACTTGACAATACCTGTATAAAGTATATAACTATATACAGTAGGTTTATTGCAGCCCCAATGTTTTGGTTACCTGCAATACTCCTTTTTTCACAAACATAAATAGTTCTAGTGATTACCTAATGTCTTTGGCCCGTTACTCAGAAGGTTGGCCGACTTTCTAAATAATGTTACCCAAAAGAAATTAGCCTCCTTATTTACGATTTAAGTTTGTATCTGTGTCTAATGCAAAGGATATTACAATGGCATTTACGACAGCTACGGGTTATGGTAATTTACCTAATGGTAATTTCAGCCCGGTCATTTACAGCAAACAGGTACAGCTTGCGTTCCGCAAGTCAACCGTTGTTGGTGACATCACTAACTCCGATTATATGGGAGAAATTTCTGGTCAAGGCGATACAGTCAAGATCATAAAAGAACCTGAGATTTCGGTTTCAGAATACGCACGTGGCACAAATGTCACAGCACAGGATTTAGAGGACGAAGACTTCTCATTGGTCATTGACAAAGCTAATTATTTTGCTTTTAAAATGGACGATATTGAAGAGGCTCACTCCCATGTAAACTTCATGGACCTCGCATCTAATCGTGCAGCGTATCGTTTGGCAGATAACCATGACCAAGAAGTTCTTGGCTACATGGCTGGCTATAAGCAGTCCTCTTTGCACAGCAAAGCTGACACACTTAACACTACAGTTAATGGCTCAAAGGCCGTTTCAACTGCAGGTTCTAATGAGTTGCTATCTTCTATGCAGCTTCATAAGGGCGACTTTGGTAATATAACTACTGCGTCTGCTGGCACTCACTCAATTCCTGTGACTGCACGTATGCCCGGTGCTACATCATTACCAACTGCAACTGTTTCTCCTGCAATGATTATTGCACGTATGAAACGTTTGCTTGACCAACAGCAGGTTGATTCACAGAATCGCTGGCTAGTGGTCGATCCAGTATTCATGGAAATTCTTGCTGATGAAGATTCACGCTTTATGAACGCAGACTTTGGTGATTCTGGTGGGTTGCGTAACGGTTTAACCGTAAGTAACTTTCATGGCTTCCGTGTATATTCTTCGTCTAACTTACCTGCTTTAGGTAGTGGACCCGGAACTGCAGGAACCGCAAACCAACTGACTAATCTGGGAGTAATTATGGCTGGACACGATTCCGCTGTAGCTACCGCAGAGCAGATCAATAAGACAGAAACATATCGTGACCCTGACAGCTTTGCTGACATCGTTCGTGGTATGCACCTATACGGTAGAAAGATACTTCGTCCAGAAGCTATCGTTACTGCCCGTTATAACGCAGCGTAGAGGGGGATAAAACTATGGCTACTTTTGACATGACTTCCGTTGATACCGCTGGTGTTGGAGCAAACGTTCTTGCTGTTCCAACTAACGTAGGTAATACGGTACGCACCATTGAAGCAATCTTAGATATTGATGCTATGATTACTGCAGGTGCTACTATTGCTAATGGTGATATTTTCCAACTACTAG